CTTCAAAGCTACAAGAGTCCTTGATTCTAGAACTCAAGAACTACGTAGACGGTTCACAACCGCTGACCTGGGTACAAGGTTAATGACTGACGAACAAAAAGCAATCATGTTGATGATTGAGGAACTTAACAATCGTATCGCATCGGGAACCATGTCACCTGAAGAGGAAGCAGTGTGGCGTGATGAGATTCAAGACCTTCAAACTAATTTTATAATCGGTACTTTATTAGAAGATTAAGGCTTGACAACCCATACTTCTTGTGTTATGTTATAAGAATGATCATAGGAATTACAGGACTCATCGGTAGCGGCAAAGATACTGCCGCTGACTATCTCTGCACCTTTCATGGCTACAAGCGCATGAGTTTTGCAGGAACCCTTAAAGACGCAGTTGCTGCTGTTTTCGATTGGGATCGTGAACTTCTTGAGGGTTCAACGAAAGCTAGCCGCGAATGGCGTGAACAAGTTGATGAATGGTGGGCCAATCGTCTCGGTATTCCTGATCTCACTCCTCGCTGGGTCCTACAGCAATGGGGAACTGAAGTCTGTCGCCAAGGCTTTCACAATGATATTTGGGTTGCGTCTGTAGAGAACAAGCTACGCAATACCAAAGAAGATATCGTCATCACTGACTGTCGTTTTCCAAATGAATTGAATGCTATCAAGGGCGCAGGTGGCATCACTATGCGCTGTCATCGCGGCGAGAATCCTGAATGGTATTCTTATGCTGAACTATATAACACAATTGAAAATGCAGGACAACGTGAACTATGTATGTCAAAGCTGGACTATTATAACGTCCATGCTAGCGAATACAGCAGCGTTGGGCTAAACTATGATCATCATCTAGACAACAACGGAACAATTGATAGCTTGCATAAACAGATTGCGTCAGTAATCAACCTGTAAGTCACCGCGCTTCCAAGTAACTTCTTTGCGCTTGACAACCTCAACACAATTGAGGCATATTGTTCTAAGATTGCTCAATGCGATATTGTTAAGCTGACCGTCGATATGAAAGACAGTCATCTGACTAGGATATAAACTCTTAAAGCCGCACAAATCACAGTGCGGCTTTTTCTTATACCCGGATTTCTCCCAGTTACAAACTCTAGGCTTTTTCTTAGCCTTGGCTTTCCCGCAGCTATCACAAATGCTTCGGTAATGTATTACTCCATTACGCCTATAGTTTATTGCACTATGATTCTTGTTACAAGTTTTGCAAATAGGCCGTTTCATGATAATACTTATCGAAAAACCTTCGAAGGTTCGGTTATCCGACTTTTTTTATGATTTGAACTAAATAATCATATACAAATCTTGCAATCAGCATTGACGCTGATAGTAAGATAGGTGGTAAACCTCAAAATCATACAAAGGAAAAATGATATGCCATTAAATTCACCAGGTGTAGAAGTTACAGTAATTGATCAAAGTCAGTATCTTCCGGCCCCAACAAACTCTATCCCACTCATTGTTCTTGCAACAGCAAGCAATAAGGCTGATCCTACAGGAACTGCTGTAGCAGTTGGAACACTTCCTGCTAATGCCGGTAAGCTTTACCAAGTCACTAGTCAGCGTGATCTTGTTACTCTATACGGTAACCCATTCTTCTATACTACTTCGGCTGGTACTCCTATTCAGGGTTATGAACTCAATGAGTACGGTCTTCTTGCTGCGTTTTCTGCACTCGGTGTCACTAATCGTGTTTACACTTTGAGAGCAGATATCGATCTTGCAAGTCTCGTCGGTGAGACGGGTCGTCCAACTGGTGCTCCAGTAGATGGCACTTGGTGGTTAGACTCAACTAACTCAACTTGGGGCATCTATGCATTTAATGCTTCAACTGGTCAGTTCGCACTTCAGACCCCGATCGTAATTACTGACTCTACACTAGTGTCCGCTGGTTATCCTCTACAGAGCGTTGGTGCAATTGGACAATATGCAGTTATTGCTACCCCAACTTACGATTACCCAAGTGCTTCTACTTCAGGAATGTACTTCTACAAGACATCTGACAATATTTGGTCAAGAGTCGGAGATTCTGACTGGTTGAATGCGAATCCAACTGTTCAGGGTTCGGTAGCAAATCCTACACTAACTGCAAGCAACACATTCACTATTTCAGTTAATGGCGCTGGCACACAAACTATCACTGTTCAAGCCAGCCCAAATAACGTAGTTTCAATCGTTGCACAGTCAATCAACGATTTGGATATTCCATATCTATCAGCAGCAGTAGTTGGCGGCAAGTTACAGATTTATTCAGCACAAACGGGTCAGGCTTACAGCAAGTCCACTCCTCCTTATATCACTATTGCTGCTGGCACAGGAACAGTACTAGATGATTTGGGAATCGACGCCGATACTTATTATCAGCCGGCGGTATTCTATGGTACTTCTGCCCAACAGCCACTCTGGCAAACTGGTCAGACTTACCCAAGACCATCTGGTTCAGTTTGGATCAAGATTGGTTCAGCAGGTAATGGCTTCAATCCTGTAATTTCTCAGTGGAATGGGTTGAATGCAGTTTGGGTACCAAAAACTGCTAGCTTTGCAAATAGTGATTGGCAAGCAATTGGTGCTCTAGATGCAACCGGAGGTCAGGCGATTCCAGCAGGAACTGTCTACGCACAGTATAACTTTAATTATAACCCTGCTAGATCGATGGCATCGACTGCACCCGGTGCCCCAATCTATTATTGGGAGCGTATTGCATCTGGTGCTACTGTCGTAACTGGAACTGACGTTAGCCCGTCATTCACTAACGGACCTTACACAGTAACTATTCAAACTTCTATACCTGGTTCAAGCTCACTAAGCTCAACTTACACAATGACACTAGCAGATAACACAGATGCAAGTGACTTTGTTACAGCATGGGCAGCAGCAGGCGCGCCGTTCACTAGTGCAGTCGTTCTAGACACAGGTGCAATTCAGATTGAACACACTGAAGGCGGAGTGATCGTTGTCAATGACCTAAATCAAACAACTGGGTTCAGCACTGGATTGATGTCAGAAGCAGGGTTTGAGATCGGTACTACACAGGGTGTTAAGGAAGGTCCTTTCTTCTACAATCTTCCCTTCAACCCAACACAAAGCAGTACTTCAGGCACAGGCACTGGTCTGAGACCAAACGTGACTAACAGCTACCAGAACTACCAAGTAAACAGTAATGCTTTTCTTGCTGCAGGATCTCGCTATGAGGTAGGTGACACAGTGACATTCCCTGGTGGTTCTTTAGGCGGTGTTACCGGGGTTAATGATTTGGAAGTTATCGTCTTGAGTGTAAGTGCAGGCGGTGTTGTAACTTCAATCCAGTATTACTCAGGTGAAGGCTCTTCAATGTACGCTACTCAGCTTTCTAACTGGGTAGAATTCGAAATGACTGCTAACGAAGGCGCTCCAACTGTAGCTCCTGAAGACTTCACTAACTGGTTCTATTCAGTTGTTGATGAAGTAGACATTATGGTAAACACTACATCAGGTTGGATGGGTTACAAGATGGTCAACTATGACTCTAATGGTTTCCCCTCACCAACTGGTTCAAATACAACTGATCCAAACGGTCCGTTGATTGCTGCAACAGCACCTACTCTACAATCAGATGGTACTGCTCTGGTATACGGTGATATTTGGATCAACACTTCTGATCTTGAGAACTATCCATTGATCAATCGTTGGCAGCTTAAGGACAACAAGGCACAGTGGGTATTGATCGACAACACTGATCAAACTTCACCTTCTGGTGTAGTGTTTGCAGACGCACGTTGGGCAACTAACGATAACGTTAACCCAGCAAATGATCCTATTCCAAGCATTAAGAGTTTGCTATCTAGTGATTATCTTGATCCGGACGCTCCAGAGAACTCAATCTATCCAGTAGGTATGTTGTTGTTCAACACTCGTCGTTCAGGATACAACATCAAGCAATATCGTGTTAACTACTTCAACAGCATCCGTTTCCCTGATATGTCATTACCAACAGTAACTGACACATGGTTGAGTGTATCAGGATTGAAGGGCAACGGTTCACCTTACATGGGTCGTCAAGCACAGCGCAACATGGTTGTCAAGGCATTGAGAGAAGTAATCGATACTAATACTGCAATTCGTGACGAAGACAACGAGTTCAACTTGATTGCTACACCAAACTATGCTGAAGTACAGCCTAACATGATTGTACTCAACAACGATAGAGGTGACACTGGCTTCATCATCGGTGATACTCCAATGAGACTTCCACCTAATGCAACTGCAATCGCTGCATGGGCAAACAACGATGCAAATGCAGACGCAACTGGCGAACTTGGTCTTGTCAATCGTGACACTTACATGGGTCTATTCTACCCATCAGGTATCACTTCAGACTTGAGCGGTAATCTTGTTGCAGTTCCCCCATCACACATGATGATCAGAACTATTCTGCGTAACGACACTGTTGCTTATCCTTGGTTCGCACCAGCAGGCACTCGTCGTGGTATTATCGACAACGCAACGAACATCGGCTACATCAACTCAGTAACTGGCGAATTCCAAGCGTTCAAGACTAATATCGGCCTACGTGATGTACTCTACACTAACGAAATCAATCCACTAGTGTTCTTCACTGGTAACGGATTGTTGAACTACGGTAATAAGACAAGCTTCCAGTCACAATCTGCACTTGATCGTATTAACGTAGCAAGACTTGTAGCTTACATTCGTCGTCAGTTGACACTAGCTGCAAGACCATTCGTATTCGAACCTAACGATTCACTAACTCGTCAACAGATTGCTGGTGTTATCCAGTCACTCTTTGTTGATCTTGTTGCGAAGCGCGGCGTCTATGACTACTTGGTCGTTTGCGATGAGTCAAATAATACCCCAGCAAGAATTGATAGAAATGAGCTTTGGGTAGACTGTGCTATTGAGCCTGTTAAGGCTGTCGAGTTCATCTACGTCCCAGTTCGCATCTTGAACACTGGTGAATTGGGTAACAAGTAAGATAATAATGAGTAGCCCGAAAGGGCTACTCATTACAAAAAGATAAATATCTATAACAGGAGAAATTAAAATGGCAACAGCCTCACAATCATTGTTCAACATGACTGTCGCATCTGACAACGCAGGTGGCAATCAGGGCCTGTTGATGCCAAAGCTACAGTTCAGATTCAGAGTCAACTTTTTGAACTTTGGTATTGGGTCAACTGCGGGTCTTTCATTAACTAAGCAAGTAATTGACTGTGCAAGACCGCAAGTACAGTTCCAGGAAATCACACTTCCTGTTTATAACTCTACACTATATCTTGCAGGTAAGCATCAGTGGCAGACACTAGCAGTAAACATTCGTGACGATGCATCAGGCAGCGTTTCGAAAGCAGTTGGTCAGCAGCTTCAGAAGCAGCTTGACTTTGTTGAGCAGGCATCTGCTGCAACTGGTCAAGACTACAAGTTCCAAACTAACATTCAGATTCTAGACGGTGGTAACGGTAC